GGCCGCTCAATCAGTTTTTTTCGATGGCTTCCTTATCCTTCGCACCCATGCCCGAAAGCCGCGTGGCGATGTCGTACAGTTCATCAATCACCGATGCGGGCATCTCTCCGATGGCTTCGATATCGGTGGCAGCGAACATTGGGTGTTCACCGTCATACGCGCACATTGCCACGAGGCTGGCCCGGATGTTGGAAAGGGTCTTGCCCTTTGCGCTGTAGATGCGCTGTTCCCATTCGTCGCGCTTGGCGGCGGTGAGCCCGCGCATCATCACAACGCCCACTCCGGGCACCGTCACCTCTTCCGAAGGGATGGTGGCCCGGAGTGCGAGAAACTTGGCTTTCAGGTCGCTCACGGTTTAGTCCTGATCCGTGAAGGTGACGCTGCCGGAAATCTTGATGCTGATTGACGCGGTAACAGCCGAATCAATCGCACCCTTCACGCTGTAATCGGTGACGAACCCGACGAACGAGAAGGTGGCTCCCGGGTTGCTGCCACCAACTCCGTTGCCGAAGGTGATGAGCCAGGACTTGACAACCGGGCGGGTGGTGGCGGCGGTCACATCCAGTTGCTGAACCACGCTCAACTGCTGGGCATCGTCGGGATCAAGATTCACCTCAAGCGACACGGTGCCGCTATCGATCAGCCCGGCCGCATAGGTGCGGAACTGGTTGCCCAGGTTGGAAACATCGATGGTGTTCAGCTTGATCCCATCAAGGTTGAGCGACAGGATTTCGCCAACCGCTGCGCTTGGCGCGCTGTACGCGCCACCTGTAGCAACTCCAACCTTGAGCGTGGTTCCGAAACTCGTGAATGCGGCCATGTGCGTTTCCTCTCTTGCCCCGCTTTAGGGGTTGATGATGGTGGTGGGCGAAACCGATTGAGCGCGGTAGTAGGCATCGACCGTAACCACCGCGATGTGGATTCCCGTTTCCGTGCCTTCTGCGCCCACATCATAAGTGGACACAATGCCATTTTCACGGATTTCCGCTACCTGCGTGCTGTATGCGGAACCCGATGCGCCATGCATTGCCTGGCGTACAACCTCGCCAAGTTCGCGCGCGTCCTTTAGGCTCGCAGCCACGCACTCAATACCCACGCTCATCCGGCGCAGGCAATCGGTGCGCGGCATCGATGGGCTAACCGCCTCATCGCTTTGCACCGTCAAAACGATGGCGGGCAGGCTGCCAGTATCCAGCCGATACGCGGAAGTGATGCGGGCCGCAGGAACGATGGCCGTAACCGTTGCGCTTTGAACCAACGCCTGGCGAACTACCGCAATGATGGTGCTGCTCATTTCACCCCATTCCGCGCGGCGGCCTTGGCCGCTAGGCGCTCAAATACTTCGGGCAACTTTCGGTTCAACTGGCTTTCGGCCGTGTACCGGAACCGCTTGAGGATGGAAAACGCCCCGTTGAATCCGCGGTAGGAACGCTTGGAATGGCGGCCGGATTCCATGAGGAACATGCCTGGCCCCCAGGCTTTGAGTCGCAGCAGGTAGCCCACGCCGCGCTTCAACTTGGCAACCTTGAAACCCCAGCCATCCTTGCCATCGCGCACGAGGGCTTGGATGGCTAGGTTTCGGGTAAAGCCAACCGGCAAGCCCTGCTTGCGGTTCTTGTTCCACCAGCGGTGCTGTAGTGCGCGCTGGAGGCGCTCGCCATCGTGCTTGCCCGTGCGTGAATCGAAATACTGGAGCAACGCCATTTGGGTTGGCTCGCCCATGTCCTGCAACACCTTCAGCACGGTGTCATCCAGTTCGCGCCCGGTCATCGTAAGGATGGTTTTCCGGAACTCCGGCAAACCTTCCACGATCATCCTTTGGCGCGCGTTAGCCATTACTGCACGATCTCCATTGCCATGCAATCGATGAACTCACGGCGCTCGCGCCAGTTGGTAACGGTCACGATTTCCCAAACCCGGCGCGCCATGCCGCCTTCGGTCGAAACCGTTTGCAGCTGGCTGCGGTGTGTCACATCCGGATGCCATCGCATTCGCAGCCTGTGACTAACTGCCTGATCCAACTGCTTATGGTTCATGCGCTCGCTGGGGGTTGCGTCGCTGATCTCGGCAAACATGATGGTTCCGGTACCCGCCGCGCTTACCGTTCGGATGGGCTGCCCGTAGGTGTCAAGGGTGGTGGTAGCCACCATCAACTCAAGCGCAACGCGCATGTTGCCCGGGTTCACCAGTAGCCCCCATCCTGATACTGCACGATCAACCGGCGAACGGTCATCGGGATTTCAACAGGTGCCGAACCCATCGCCACGCTCGCGCGATTGTCGTACATGTGGCTACATTGCAGAAGGCAGGCGTGTACCAGGGCGCGCGGGATGTTCACGGCGGTTGAGCCGTAGCCCGCCGTGAAGTTCACCGACACATCAAGCGCACCCTCACCCAGCGTGCTAGGCCACGATTGCGAACCCTTCAAAATGACGCGCCCAATTCCGTTGACGCTGAACGCGTTGTAGGCGCTCGCCGATAGCGTCTGTGTGGCACCAGCCGCATCGGTGTAGGTGATGCTTGAAACCGCGATCCACGGGGAACGGGGGAGCGTTATTTCGCCATCGGTTGGGAACGCTTCCAGCTGATAGGTGAACGAACGCGTAATGAGCGCGCGGCGGGTTTCGTTCTCGATCACCTGCGTTGCAGCCAGCACCATATCAGCGAGCGCCGCATCATCTTGGGTGTGGAAGATGCGCCCGAATGTCTTGAAATCGGCCACGCTGATCGCCGTGGTAACTGCGCCGGTATCGTTCAGGTTCGTTCGCATGGTTAGCGGCACCGCGCCAAATTGTTGATGATGGATTGTCCGAACGCGTAGTAGCCAGCCTGCGACAAATGAGCCTCATTCGTGGTGGTGCCGGAGTAGTAGCCCGCGGCTGTCATCTGCGTGGCCGTGTAGAGCTGCGACAGGTCAACCACCGTGGTGTTTGAATAGGTCTTGGCCCACGCGTTCGCGGCGGTGCGGGTTGCCGCAAGCGTTGATTCCGTGGTGCCACCATAATCGGTATCAAGCGGATGGGTGACGCTGCACACAAAAACCAAGTTGGCCGCGTTGTAGCCATTGGCAACCCACGCGGCCTGAAGCGTGGAAATCATCGTTCCCATTCCCGATGACCACACCGATCCGGTATCAACTGGTGCATTGATTCCGCTGTTGAGCCAAACCAGCACGCGACCGGAACCGCCTGCGGCGATTTGACGCAAAACGATTTGCTTGAAGTAATTTTCTAGGAATGTCTTTCCGCCAGCGTTTGCGCCGCTCACGATGCCTGAAATGGTCGAAGTGGTTTGGCCAGAACCGTAGTGCATGTTGGTTACAGCCACACCCTTTGCGATCTTGTAGACGCTATCGAACAGCGCGCACGCTGGCCCGGTTGCGGTGCCGATGTAGTTCCATCCAAAAATCAAACCCGGAACAGGCGTGTCGGTTGGGTATGTGAACGAAACTTCAGCGTTATCAACATCTGTTGTGTCGCTGTAGGTGCTTCGCGTTGCGTTGGCAACGGAAACATATGACTGCCCTGGAATCAAAACCTTGTAGACAGTTGGAACGATTGAGCCGCCCGATGTTGGAATTCGCGCATGTGTAACGCGATACCGAAGCGCCGTTCCCGGCTGCATCCAACTAGGCAGCGTTGGTGTTGCGAATGATGGCGAGGCCGGATAGGTCGCGTTCAGCTGGCTAAATGATTGATTGGTTGTGGTGGTCAGCACATATGCAAAATCGAAATTGCTGGTTCCATACGGCATGAATGCGCTAGCCGGAACAGCAAACGCCTTCACCGCCGTTGGGCCGCTCGCGCTGCCACGGAGAAGCGTTCCGCTCGGAGCGGTGACATTGCTAAAGAATCCCGAAGTTGCAGTAACGGTTGTTCCATCATCTTCCTTGGCCAAGCCGGTTGTTAGTCCAGCGCCACCGGACATGATCGGCATCATTCCCGATCCATAGGTGGGCGCGCCTGCTGCGTTCAGGCCGCGCAATAGGCCGCGTGTCCAGCCACCACCAGCACCACCGAAGCCGCCGTATGAATAGCCCGCGTTGGAATCGCCAATGGTGATGATGTCTAGCGAATCAGCGCCGGAGATTGCATCGGCCACGAATCGCCCGGCGGTAGGCGAACCGTAGAAACCGTTAGGCATGAACCCACGGGACAGCATGAACGGAACATAGGCGTTGCCCTTCATCGCTTGCCCTGGCCTTTCTGCGGCTTCGGTGCCACGCTAGGCGCAGCAGGAATCCCGTGGACGCGTTCTGCAATGCCTGCCGCGCACCATTGCTGCGCGGTATCGGAATCGACGGTAGCCACCTCGCCCGGCCCCCAAACGCCCTTGGCGCTGGCCACCGCTTGAAGGAAATGAATTTGAACCATGCTCATGGTGAGGAAATCCGGCGAGGGCCTTTCGGCCCCCGCCGGTGTGGGTTGCTGTGTCAGTATCAGCTAGCCGAGGTGACGAGGCCCTTGAACGCCAGCGCGGGGAGCGAGAGCTGGCAATCCATACGCATGTTTGCGATGTAGCCGGTTTCGTTCGTATCCGCGTACCGCTCGCGGAGCACCTTCAGTTCGTAGTTGCCCGTGGTGCCGAAGTAGCAGTAATCCCAAGCGCCGATGATGCCGATTTTGGTAGCGGTGGTGCCGCTGGTCGGAAGCGCAGAAATTGCCGCGCTGGTGTACACCGGGATGCCGAGGATGCGATCCGGCTCGGGTGCTGCGCCGCTGCCGCCCTTGGTGTAGCCGTTCTCCCAGAAGTAGTTGGTGATGTTGGAGGCGCCGCCAACGCCACCCAGCTTGCGGAGGTAGCCCAAGGTCGAATCGTTCACGATGATCGCGCAGCTCGGGTGCTGGCGATACTGGCGCGGAAGGCTGTAAATCCAATCGATGATCTTCTCTGCCGTGAACGCTGTGTACGATCCGGTGGTGCTGCTGGTGAGGGCAGCATCATTCAGCAGCGAAGCCGGAGCACCGCTCACATTGGAAGCGGCCAGCAGCGCCGTTTCCTCGGTCTGCGCGAACACGCGGGCCATCTGCTCGGTGACAATCGACGAAATCGACATGTTTCCGCCGCGGGCATCGGCATCGGCCACCAGTTCGTTCGACACGCGGAGAAGGGCCGAAAGGCGCTTCGGGGTCAGCGTGATCTTGGAGAAGGTGGGCGCGGCCTCGGTGGGTGCCGTGGACTCGCCAACCCAGTACGCAGCGCCCGTGGCGTTTTCGAAAGCCACTTCGCGAGCAAACGAACCCAGCGACAGCTTGCGGGCCAGGTTGCGAACGCTGGTCATGGTCTGAAGCTTGGCCACAAGCTGGTTGTCGAACTCGGTGGGGGGAATCACGGTGCCGCCGCTGGCCTCGGTCAGCGCGCGCAGCTCTGCGGGCGCGGTGTGCTCGCCGTTGCGGAGGTAGTTGTGGAACGCATCGCGATACTCATCAGTCTCGCGGCGCTCGCCAACCTTCGCGGGACGCTCGGCGCGCTGTGCGCCACGCACCTCGGGGGCGGCGGGGATGTCGCTGAAAACGGCCTGCTGGCCGTTGTCCATCGCCATCAGTTCCTCGTTGCGCTGGCGCTGCGCGCGCAGGCTGGCGTACTGGGTCTTGAGGGCGCTGAACTTGGCCTCCATCTCGGGGGCCATGCCATCGGCGCTGCCGTTGGACGAATCAACGATCTGCTGCATTTCCTGGTAGAGCGCGCCCATCTTGTCGCAGAGCGCCTTGTAACTGGTGGGGACTGGCATACTCGGTTTCCTTCCTAATTCCCGCCGCGTGTCGCTCGGGCCAACGCGGCCCGCAGGGACATTCGCGGCGGGGTGCGAATGCCCAAATTTGGAAACGCGCACTAGGCGCGGTTGACATTCAAAACTGCAAACTTGTTGGTGATCGATCCATCGCAACGGATCGAAGCCACGAAAATGGTTTCGTTCGTATCGGCCGCCGCTTCGCTGTACCGCGCGACGCTGAACGCGCCGAACGAATGGGCCAGCAGGTATTGGGCCGGGTTGAAGAAATGCACGAGCGTGTCCCCGGCCGTTGGGGTGGTGGCGCTCAAGCGGTGGTAGACGGTGGGCAAGCCCTCAACGGTGGTGCCGTTGACCATCGTTCCTCGGAAGCTGGGGAACAGCACCGGGAAGAAAGTGGAATCGAACGATGCCACTAGGCGGCTGTTCACCACGGCCACGCTGTTGATCCACGATTCATACGGAAGCGGGGACAGGGCGCTATTCGTTGAACCCCACACCGCGGAGATGACATCCTTCATGGTGTTGGTGGTGGCCACGCCGGTTGATGCCGTGCGGCTGTAACCCTTGGCGCTGTTGAAACTGCCTTGGCACTCGCTCGTGCCGTTGCCAATCAGGATTTGGCGGTTCACCTCGCCGATCAACCCATCGACCAGGGCGCGGCGCAGGAATTCTTCCACATCCTGCGCGCCCTTCGAATCGTTCAGCAGCTCGTTGGAAACCTTCACCCACGCGGAAACCTTCTTCTGCGCGAAGGTGTAGTAGGTGCCGCTGGTGCCGCTGGTGCTGCCCTGCACCGGCTTGGCGAAGGTGGGGGAGGACTGGGTACCCAATGCGGACTCGGCCACATTGGTGTTCACCGTCGCATCCTCTGCGTAAATGGGAAGCACGAACGCGGTTGGCGTTTCGATCTTCTGAACGCGCGACAGGATCGCGTCTTCATTGATCGCGGTTTCGATGTACTTGCTCCAGGCGGTGGGGGCCAGCGCCGTTCCGCCGCTGCTGATCGTCAGCGCGCGTGCCTCAACATCGGTGAGCCCGCGCGCGCCGCGGCGCAGGAAGGTGCAGTAGATATCGCTGTATTGATCGGATTCGCGCGTAATCTTGGTTTCGCCCATAGTTCAGCCCTCAAAGCGAGGGGCGCATGGCGCACAGCCTCGCGGATTCGGTGAGAAATCGCGTGGTCAGTTGCGCCACGAGGGCGGAACGGAAACCGTTACAGGTGGCGGCGCATCACTAGGACGCGCGCGGCCGTATTCAGTTGCACCCATTATCAGGGCGCGGAAGTGAATTGCAACCCGTCACACCTCGGGAGGCAGGTAGTAACGCTTGCGCGCAGCGGGTTGCGCGTTGCGCGCCTCAACGCTGGTGGCAGGGTTCGCGGGGAATGTCACCGCGCTGATTTCCACCAAGTTCGCGTCGGTGATGACACGCAGCGGTTTCCCATCGGGTGCCTTTTCGTAACGCTCGCCGCGCACATGGAACCCAAAGCTGCATTGGCTCACCACACCGGAACGGATCAGGGAAACCGCGTCGCGGCTCACCGCCGTATCGGGAAGCGTGGCCTCAAATCCCAAGCCGGTTTCATCTGCGAAAATTCGCAGGTTTCCGGCTCGCACTCGGGCCATCGGCTTACTGGTGTCATGGTTCCACAGTAGCGCCACATCCTCGGGGGACTCGAGCGCCGCGTCGAATGCGGTTCGCTCAATCCGCTCCCACGAATCCGGCCCCATTTGGTACGGCTCCCATGTCACCGCATAACCGGAAATCTTCAAATCCTTCGACGGTGCGACGGTGCCGCTAGCGCGCGTTTCGTTCATGGCTTTCCCTCCAGGACTGGAGTTTGCATGATCTCATGCTCCAGCATCTCCAGCAGTTCGGTGGTGGCCACGCTCGCAAGCGGCTTCCACGCATCAACCGTATCGGCAAGCGCGGCAATCTTTCCAACCGCGTTGCGAAGGTGGCGCGCGTGGCGCAGTAGCGCAGCATTCAGCACATCGGATGCCTTGCCCTCATCGCCCATCATGCGGCCAAGCCCAATGATGGTGTCGCGCAAATCGCCCGCGATGCAGTCCACGGGCGGTGCCCAGCGATCAAGCTTCGCCTGGGTGCGGGTCTTCAACAGGTACTCGGAAACCCGGTTGAGGTGGCGTTGATACGCGTTCTCCACGGCCGGGCGCACAGCATCCACCGCGGCGCGGATGGCGATCAACTTTTTCGCATTGTCTCCAGCCTCGTCTTCGGCCGGATCAACATCCACGCTGGCTGGCACTTCGTCGGGTGCCAGGTCAACGCTCGCGGGAACTTCCTCGGCTGGCGCGTCAACAGGCTCGGCCGGTGCCACGCCACCGGGGGCGGGCTCCGGCGCGGCCGTATTGAGCGGCAGGCGGATGGACTCGCCGCCTGCAACCGCTGGTAGTCCTTCCTTCGCGCGGCATTCGTTCGGGCTCATCAGCCCTGACATAATCGCCGTGTTGTAGGCGGAAAAGCGGGTAGCCATGTCCGCGCGCAACATCGAATCAAAGGAAATCCGCGTGGTGTACGGCGCGCCGCGCACGATCAGTTTGCGGCTGGCCTCTTGCTCAAGGCGTGTGGCCCAGCTTGAGAGTGTGTGCTTCACCAAGTGCGCGTCACCGCTCTCGGCGCTGCTGTAACTCTGCGACTCCGTAGAACCGATTCGCGCGGCTGGAACGCCGAACGCCGCCGCGATCTGCTGGCGGCAGAACTCGCGGATGTTCACGAGATCGGCATCCTTCATCGTGGATGCCATCGGTTCGTACTTCATCCCATCCTCAAGCACCGCCACGCGGCCCGCGTTGCGCGCGTTGTGCGCCTTCTGCCACGCCTCGCGCAACCGCTGCGATGCCTCGGGGGACAGTTTGCCGGGCAGCGAAAGCGTGCCCGAAGGAACCGCATTGTTGGCCCAGTACTTGGTAACGAACTCCTGCACGATCAGTTCCAGCCCGATGGTTTCGCGCATCAGATGGATCGGGGCGATGCCTAGCAACCCTTCGAACGATGAACCGCACAGATGGAACACATCGTAGGGACGGAAGCGGCGCGCCTTTTTCTCGGCATCCTTTCCGCTGTAGTTCCCGTTGTAAACCTGAATGTAGGGCTGGTTCGCACCATCGCGCATCATCTGCACCATGTCCGGGCGCAGCAGTTCAAGCGCAACAGGCATCCCGGCCGCATCGCGCTGGATGTACGCGTATCCGTTGCCGGTCAACAGCGCATTGGTTAGCAGGGTTTCGCGGAACACCAGCGCGCTGGTGTCTTCGTTCGGCTCAACATTCAGCAGCGATACCAACGGGTGGTTGGTTTCGACCACCTTTCCATCCGGCGTTTCGCGCAGCACTTGCCATTCAAGCTTGGCGATGCTCGACGCGATCAGGCGCACGCACGCGTACACGCTCGGCGATTCCATCGCGGTGAGCGGATTGATGTTCGTGCCCGTGAACGAATACGACGAAACATAGGACTGCACCGCACCCGACACGGGTTGCCCAATGGGGGTGTTGTCTTCGTACTCGCTGCGCGGCGGCTGCGGCCCCAGGTACCTGCGGAGCATGTCGATTAGAGCCATTCGATTCCCTTGGTTTCGTAGACGCTCGGCCCCATGTGTTCCTCACCCTGAAACATCCAACCCGCTAGCGCGCTGATCAGCGCCGCCACCGGGTCGATTCGCTCGGTGGATGCTTCCTTGCTTGCCTTGATGTTCCCGGCTGGGTCTTGATCAATGACGGTGTTGCTAACAGCCCAATTTAGCAGCGGGTTATCCGGATGGCGCAGTTTTTTGGATAGCACGAGGGCTTCCAGTTTCTTCGAAGGTTCCGAAAGTGATCGGAAACCTTGCCGCACTTCAATCATCGGAACACCTTCACGATCAAGCCCGGTGGCTAGTTGCGTTGCCCCCCACGGGTCATATGCAACGCGCTTCACATCAAACCGCTTGCACAGCTGCCGGATGAACTCGGCCACATGGTCATAATCCACCACCGCTCCTGGCGTGGGTCGCAACCAACCTTGTTCAGCCCACACGCGGTAGGGCGCGCGATCCAACCGGCTGCGGCGTGCAATGCCATCTTCCGGGCACCACGAGTAGGAAAGCACATCCATTGAACCATCGGAACACGGGAACACAAGCGTGATGCTCGTGAGATCGGTTGTGGTGGATAGGTCAAGCCCGGCCCAGCACTCGCGCCCGGCTAACGCTTCCTCGGTGATTCCCTTGTGCGCGCAAGCGGCCCATGCCTCAAACCCAATCCACGCGCGTTTGCTCTCCACCCATTGGTTTAGGTACAGGGTGCGGAAGGTGTTTTGGTACGCGGGCAATTCCTTTGCCTTCGCGCACTCGCTCGCTAGAAACTCCTCGCTGATCGTCACGCCCAAGCTGGGGTTGGCTTGCTTCCACACCTTGGGGCTTGTCCAATCCGCGTCCACCGGAGCGCCGAACAGCACGGGCAAAAACTTTGAATCCTGCACTAGCCCATCACGCACCTTCTCCGCGTATTGGTGCAACTCAAAGCACAGGCTGTTCCGATCCGAACCCGCGGTGGTGATGGACAGGTTTAGCGGTTGGCTGCGCGCGCCTTGGCCGCTCACCATCGCGTCATACAGATCGCGCCCGTTTGCGTCGTAGGTGTGCAGCTCATCGAACACGATGCAACTCGGATTCTTGCCGTGCTTGGTTCCTGAATCGCTGGACAGGATTTCCAACTTGCTGTTGCCGTAGGTGATCGTGTTGCGGAACACATCAACCAAACCCGCCAGCGTGGCGTTTGCTTGAATCATCTGCCGCGCCGAATCACCACACACCGCGGCTTGGTCGCGGCTTGAGGCGCAGCAATACACTTCGGCACCCGGTTCGGAATCACACAGCAGCATCCACAGGCAAACCGCGCTCATCAGCGTGGTTTTCCCGTTCTTTCTTGGTATTTCCGCATAACAGGTGGTAAACCGCCGCCGCCCATCGGCGCGCTTCCAGCACAGCAGCGTGGCTAGGAAGTCTTCCTGCCAGGGCAGCAGGGCGAACGGTTGGCCAGCAAAGGTGCCTTTCTGATGCGTCAATGCGCCAAAGAATGCGCGCAAGCGTTCCCACTCACGATCATCGAACCAATCTCCCTTGCTCGCAGTCTTGGCCGCGCTGAAACCCGCGATGGTCGCGGCTTTAGGCGGTCTTCGCTTTGAGGATGCTTTCGATGGCGCTCGCGGCATTGCCCTTTTTCTTTGAGGATTGCAGGCCCACGCGGCTAGCGGGGGACAAACCGAACTCGCGGCACAGGCGAGCAACCTCGGCGCGCGCTGCATCGCGCACCTTGATTGCTGGATTCTGATACCTGCCCTGCGGTGAATCGGTAATGAGCCCGCCGGTTTCCACAATGGCTGCGGCCTTCTCCCACTCCGCAGCTGCGAGGGCGTAGTGGTTGTGGCTCACATAGTCCTCGGCCGCATAGAGCCCCAACCCGCGCAGGTCATCAACCAGCCGGTCGAAATACTTGCGGGCGATTTCGCACGCCATTACCTGGGGGAACATGGTTGGCGTTCCATCGGTGTTGCCAACGGGTTCCGCATCCCGCTTGGCGGCCAATTCGGAACCCCGAAGTTTCAGGATGTGAGTGGGTGTCGGGCGTGGGCCCATTGGATTTGCCTTGTTTTTGGCGGCTAATTACTATGGGACTGCATCGCTACGATTGCCCCACAGCCATCCTAATGATGAAAAGGCTACGGGGGCACATTTTCATGCTTGGAACGCGGCTGAATGGCCCGTAGCACCCCCAATAACGCACTATTGGCCGCGTGCAGGACGA